TCGTAGCTTGGCCATCCACCCGCCCCGATGGTAAATATGAATGGATCGAGATGGACGAGGAAATCGGCGTCTGTCCCGATTGGGTTGTTGAATTGCTCGGTACTCCATTCAACGCCGGGGCCAAGGGTCCAGGACGGGGTAATGAGAATGTGGCCGTGGGGGATTACGAGGACAATTTCTCAGTTGAAAAAATCCAAAACATGCTGGAGATTGTCGACCCCGACGAATTAGGCTACGAGGAATGGCTACAGGTAGGACAGGCCATTCACACCCAACACCCCAACGACGACGGTTTGGCGCTATGGGACAACTGGTCGCAAGGCGGGGATAGGTACGAAGTCGGGGAGTGCTCTAAGCGTTGGTCCGGGTTCAATCCTAGCGGTACAGTCAGAATCGGGACTCTTATTGCCTTTGCCCAGCGCAATGGCTACGATCTGGCCCGGCTGGACGAGGCGCGGGTTGAGCACGACGACAAAATCGACCAACTCGTGGCCGACATGAACAAAACGTACGCGGTCTGCCCTATGGGGTCAGACATCATGGTGGTGGAGAAATGTGAAGTCGTCCCCGAGATGCAGTCGATTCAGCCCCGTTACCGATTTTGGAAGAAGATGGGGTTTCGGAACTACTTCGAGAACCAACTAATCGTCCACGTGGGGCATGATGGAAAACCCAAACAAATGACGCACGCCGACGTCTGGCTTGCGCATCCGGACCGGGCCACCTATCCGTCCGGGGTGGGCCTATTCCCCAACAAACCTGAGCGCTATTGCGGGTACTTCAATCTGTGGCAGGGATACCAAACCAAACCAAAGGCAGGAATGTGGGACTCGTTCAATAGACACATTCGTGACGTGATCTGCGCCGGTAATCTGGACCTTTACGAGTGGGTTTTAGACTGGATGGCTGATTTGTTCCAGGACCCCGGCAATCCAAAAGGTACGGCACTAGTTTTACACGGCGTCGAGGGCTGCGGCAAAGGGACCTTCTGCGAGGTTCTAGGCGAAGCGTTCGGTTCTCACTACAAACACCTCACGGACCAAGAGCACTTAGTAGGCCGATTCAATGGTCACATGGCTGACGCCGTTTTGGTGTTTGCCGACGAGGCGGTATTTGGTGGCGACCGCAAGATCGCGGGCAAACTCAAAGCTTTGGTCACAGAGCGGGTGCTAACCAGCGAGCGAAAAGGCGTGGACGCTGTACAATTCCGGAATTGTACACACCTGATCGCTGCCTCGAATGAGTCTTGGTTCATACCGGCTGGTCCACAATCCAGGCGCTGGTTGGTGCTTGACGTGGCCGGGTTCCGAGCCAACGACGAAGAGTACTTCGCCAACATCTACCACGAGGCCCGGTCCGGGGGAGTCGCGGCCATGATGTACGACCTGATGAATCGCGAGATTACTAGCAATCTGCGAGAGGCCCCGCATACCGCAGCACTCCAGATGCAGCGCGAGCAATACGCGGTCATGGACTCGGCTATCGAGTGGTGGATCATGCAGTTGAGCATGGCGACGATGTTCGTCTCTGCTTTGGATGCCAACGCCAACGACATGGACCCGTGGCCGAGGACCGTAATCAAGAACGATATGCTTGTTAGTTACAGGCAGTGGTGCGTCGAGAATAGGTCTCGACGTGTTTCGAATGCCAGATTCTTTGCTACCCTCAAGAAGGCTGGCTTAACTACGCAGAGGGTATCTAGGGGAGGGACCCGTGTTTACGCGTTCGAGGTCCCCGACCACGACACTTGTGAAACCATCGCCGAAGTTGAATTCGGCTACGCTAAGGAGATAGAAAATGAAAGTTAATGCAATCGTTGACCTGCAGTTCGGTTCCACCGGCAAGGGTCTTCTGGCTGGTTATCTGGCTGAGGAAACACAGCCCGATGTGATCGTTACCGCCAACATGCCCAACGCTGGTCACACCTACATCGACAAAAAGGGCCAGATAATGATGTTCAAGGTCCTCCCCAACGGACTGGTGTCGCCCGCTGCCAAGTACGTGCTGATCGGCCCAGGCGCGGTATTCGACGCCGAGCGCCTGATGGTCGAAATCCAGTTGGCTCACCAGAGCGGCTACGACGGATTCGAGGTGCTGATCCACCCCAATGCCACGATTCTGCAGCCCGAGCACAAGGAAAGCGAACGGAAGGCCCTCTCTGTGGTATCCTCGACTATGCAGGGATCGGCAGCGGCGTCAATCCACAAGATGATGCGCCAACCGGACGACAACCCCACTGCATACGTGCAGCTGCCCCTGCCGGTCAGCCACCACATTCGGGTTTGTTCCCACGAGGAATGGATGACCGTCCTGCAGAATGCGGAACTGATTCAAGCCGAGGGGGCGCAGGGGTTTTCACTCAGTCTCAATCAGCGGTTCTACCCATACTGCACCAGCCGAGATTGCACCCCCTGGAGGTTATTGTCTGATATGGGCTTACCCAATATCAGGTCGGGTCTGACCGTGTACGGGTCGATGCGCTGCCACCCGATCCGCGTGGGCAACACGTCGGACGGATACTCGGGCGACTACTACCCGGACCAACGCGAGATGGACTGGACCGAAATCGGGATTGAGCCGGAATTGACCACTGTCACGAAGCGTCCTCGTCGGTTGTTCACGTTCTCGAAGATTCAGTTGGCCGAGGCGCTGTTTTACTGTCGCCCGGACCGCTTGTTCTTGAACTTCTGCAATTACCTGTCCGATTATGACCTCCACGTTCTTACTCAGGACATCGAAGAGGTGGCCAAGCCGTATGGCCTCCGTGTCGATCTCCGTGGTTTCGGCCCGACCTATGAAGACATTCGACCTACATATTCGTGACAGTTTGCGTGCTGCGTACATCAAGCGCTGGCACATCGTCAACACGGCGAAGGAGCAGACGGTGGGGGAGCATTCTTTCACCGTCGCCCTCATGGCGATGGAGTTGGTATCTTTGATTAAGCAGCCACAATGGGGGTCCTCGGTGGCCATTTTGGCCCTGGAGCACGACTTGGACGAAGCGATAACCGGAGACATACCGGCGTCTGTGAAAGAGGACAATGAGGTTAGGGCCGATCATTTCAGCCCGCACGGGATCGTTAAGATATGTGACATGTTAGAGGCCATGATCTGGATAGGCAACTACCACGTCGACACCCACGGGTTCCGGATTTATGAGTCATACCGGGTCCGATACCACACGTTGCTCGACCAGCTTCAGGGTTCCAACGACCCAAACAAGCACCTACTGCGCAAGGGCATACTGTCCTTGGTCGGGTCTTTGACCGACGGCAAGTACAAGTTCCGGTATGAATAAGACGGAACTAGGCTTTTGGCGCACGGAACTCAAGGATGCGTTCCGTGCGCTTGGGCATTGCAATCGGATCGAGAGCCACGCTACGGCCATCGGCGTACCGGACATCAACCTCAAGGTCGACTGTTCTAATCAGGACTGGTGGATAGAGTTAAAGGTGGCCCGGTCCCCCGGCGACGAGATCGAGGTCCGACCGTCGCAGTGGATGTGGCACAGGAAACGCAAAAGGCATGGCGGCTTAACTGCGTTTTTTATTCGTTGGGACCGACCCCAGGGGGCCGTGTACACACTGAACACCAAAATCCCATACGGCAACAAGGACTATTTGGCGTGGGCAAGATGTGCTAGACTTGTGATGCACGACTACATCGACTGGATAAAAGTAAAGGAGACATTAAACCATGAACAAGACCCGGACGTGTAATTATCGGGGGTGCTGCGTTCTCGCGCCCCTTAGCGACGAGGGATTCTGTGAACTCCATGCGGCCCGAGAGGACCGACTGGCCAATCGCAAAAACCACGGTAAGCCGCGCCTAACGAAGGCCATGCTGATGCCTAAAGCCATGGAGGCGATCGTCCAAGTAATCGAGTTTGGAGAACATAAATACGGACCGGCCACCGACCGGGGCTGGTTGGAATACGACCACAACGAAGTACTGGACTCCTTGGCCCGCCACTTGGTGGCACTGATCGGTGGAGAACAAAACGATCCCGAGTCCGGGATGCCTCATTCTGCCGCTATTCTGTTCAATGCGGCGGTGTTCGCTGAATTGACGATTACCGATTCCTACTTCGAGGAGAAAGACCGTGTGGAGTGCGATTAAGTTTTTGGCAGCCATGGGGCGTGACGCAATCGGGTTCACGATCATTATGGGCATGGCACTGTTTTGGGTGGCGTTCCTGGCCGACAAAATAGAGCGCTGGCACGAGGGCCTCCCCCTGTTTTAAATATACCGTTCGTCGGATAAACCATACCGTTCGTCGGGTAATATCTTGACAGAAACCCATCCTGGATGGTACAATGAAATTGTACCATCAACCAACAGGAGAAACGAAATGACGAACCGCGAAACCCTCGAAGCCCGCATCGACGCGCTGGAACTCCGCATCAACGCGCTGTTCGAAGCGAGCGATTTCGAAGACACGGACGAGACGATCGCCCTGCAGGACGAACTCGCCGAATTGGAACTCCGCATCGACGCGCTCGATATCGCCGAAGAAGAAGCGGCCCTCAACGCCAAGTAGGAGAATGAAATGATCGACACGACCCGTAACGTAGCAATCAAGCTGAGCAAGTGCCAAGCCGAGGACCTGTGGTACAAGCTGGACATCGTCCGAAACGAGCAGGACCTCCTCGATGACTATGGCCTGAGCGCCGTTGATCTGGACCGGCTGATCTCGGGCATCCCGATGGCGGGTGGCGAGTTCTTGTTCCAAGACCGTTTCTTGCCGATGATCCGTGAGGAGGCCGAAAATCTGGCCAATTGCGCGTACGACCCGTGGGCCATGGGCATTACCGATCAATCGGGTGAGTACCACTCGGCCTCTAATCTGGAACGCAAACTGGAGAATGTGAAATGACCATGATCTACCGCTGCGACCACGGCGTGATGGGCGATTGCCCTGCGTGTGAAGTGCGAAGCACCCTGCTCGACTTCGCTGAACAGAATCGTCTGACACCTGCGGAAGCCGCCGTGCTGCCCGCACTCTTCGAGAAAGCCGCCAAGGCTGTGCAGATGGACTACAGCCAGTTCTGCACCGAAGCAACTCACCACAATTGCGCATTGGGTGACTATCTTTCCAAAGTTGCCAAGCGCATCGCTAAGGAGACATAAAATGGCCACAAAAACACGCTTTGTTGAATGGAACCCCGACACCCATCAGGCCGCGCTCATCGAGTGCACGTTTAAGGACGGTGAGGTCGTCGCTCGTAAGACTATCGAAGTCAGGCGCTGCCGCTTCGAATCGCGGGCCATCTCTTGGGCCAACGACCACGACGCCGATGGTTGCTACGCCGTTTAGCCGGTCCGATAACTTCAGCCCGAGGCCCCGCTAGTCGGGGCCTCGACTTATTAGGACTCTACCATTTCGACACAGACCCGGTGTCGCTCCAGTTCCCCGAATTCGCGGTCATACACAATAGAGAACATGGCCCGGTCCGGGTAAAACCCCTTCGACGCTCCCCAAGCGTCCAGGCTGGCTATCGTGGGGAAAACCTCGGCTGACCAGCCCCGACCCGGCGTTTTGATCTTGTCGTTTTTGTGCAGGTGTCCCATCAAGGCGTACCGCCATTCAGTCCTACCCCACGGTTTGCCTTTGTTGTAGGCGGCCATTACCTCGCCCATCTCCCTGGCCCGGACGGAATCCCCGTGTGTTACGCACAGGAGGACTTTCCCAAACTCATGCCAGTGGAACTTGTTCCGCACCGTCACGATCTCGACCCTGGGTTCATCCCTGTACCATGCGGCCATGGTGGTGGCCAATGTCATAGCGGTCAGGTCGTCGTGATTGCCTATTGCATTTATGACTTTCACGCGCTCGTGTTTCTGCAGGGCGGCATCGATGCACATATGCTGAATCATTACCCCGACTTGATACACTTTGGACATTCGAGTATCGATGTCCAACACGTTCCCGCTCCTGCTGGTTTTGTTTTCTAGATTATCGGCATGGAAGAAGTCGCCCACATTTATAATTAGTGCGTCGCGGCTGGCTGGTGCGCTGGAGATCAACCGGGCCATGGACTTGGTCATTAATTCTTCGGCGATTTTCAGATCGAAATCGGCTCCCGTTTCTTCGGCCCAGGAATACATACCAATATGGGGGTCCCCCCACACGTAAGCCGTGAGGAGATCGTCGGTTTCTATTGTGGGGGGCTTAGTCGGGGCGTGGTATCCGTCGTAATCTGCGGCGAATTCCCGGATTGCCTCAGCCATCAGCCGATATTGTTCGTCCTTGTCTACGTTGGCTTTGACCCACTGCATAACTCGTCCCTCGGGATCGTTCTCGGGAAACCGGACTAGAGTGGACGTGCCAGACAGCCGCTGGCTACCGGCCAGTGGGGTTTTTTGTGCGATCTGAGGATCGACGCCCAAAGTGTTAATGGCCTTCTTGCGCAGATATTGTAGACTTCGGCGTACTGTTGACTCGGTCACGGATAGTGCGCCCGCTGCCCTGTTCACATTGCCGTGCTCTTCCACGGCTGCCATATAGAGCAGTTGTTTTTCGGTCGCGATATCTCGGATCGCCTCTTTGTGTTCTTTCCACCAAATCATAGCTGAGTCCCCCTCTATAGACTTTTTGGTTTTTGAACGGGAGGTCCTCCGTTGGACTCGGATACCTCACCCCCTATGTATGCACCGATTGTGCGCTCTGACGCCAACGGGAGCCAGCCCGTGGCGACCACGACGTATCGTCCAGGTCCCTATCCGGTCTCCTGTATCCGGAATCTGGCCCGGTATTCCGTGTTGAGTCCGTCGCGGAATTCGCCGATGTTTAATTCGAGCGGGTCCGTCATGAAGCCGTATATGCTGAAGAAGTTCTGACGCGCCGTCTGGTTTAGGTCCAGGGCGCTGGCCGATGCCTCTATTTTCGCGCCAGCGGGATACGAATTAAACAGCAGCGCGTACGATGTGTTGACCTTGACTAGATCGAAGAAATTCGGGGTCTGGGACACCACCACGGGCGACACCCCGGTTACGGTAGAACCGATCAAACCGCTATTGGTCATCTTGATTAGTTCACCCGTCGCCCTCTTGATTATCGTGCCATCGGAATTGATCGCCCCAAAATCGCGGGCCTGGAATCGCTCATTCTCAGAATTAAGCGTCCATGAGAATGTGCGCGGGTTAATAGTCACTTCGACGTCCACACCAATGAACAGATGCCCGATCCGCAACACGGCGTGCGGTCTAGCGCTGACATTGGCGGCCAGCCGGTCGATAGTGACGTATATTGTCCCGGTGGAATCGGAATTGGACGCCCCCATCCCGGAGAAGACCACGTTTGTGCGGCCCCCGCTTATGATGTTGGGCAGCGCCTCTTTACCGAATGTGCTGATGTCGTCCTGCGAGTTGTGGGCGTAGCTGACCATTTCGCTGGTCTCTGCGCTGATGTTGGCCGATAGACTACAAATCAGGTCCTCTGAAAACTCGGTGTCCAGATCGGGGGAGCCACCATCGTCCTCGTATGTAAGGAGACTACAGCCCAGCAGCGCGATGGTCATGTTGGCGTTGGTCAGGTGGGCGCTGGTCTTGCTGAAGTCGATCTTGATGGTAAACGACGCCGCGCTCGCGCTCGCATTGACCTCGGCGTAATTCGACAGGTCCGGGTCGAATAGGCCCGACCCGTTGTCCACTGAATCGACATTAGTGTGGCCCACCACCGTGTCGGAACCTGCAACGAAGAACGGCTGTGGGACGTAGCTGATTACTGAATTTTGATCTGACATTAGCCCCACCCCTCGATGGTTAGCTGGTTTTTGGAGAAGTTAAAACTGAGCCGCCTAATGAATAGCGTTTTGGCGGTGCTCAGAAGCTTGAACCGATCCGACTGTAGTGTGCAAAATTCCCCGAGTTGCGGCAGCCCGCTGTCGAATTGCGTGTCGTTTAACTGGACCGTGAACGTGTAAAAGCGTCTGCGCTTGTAGTACAACTCTGACCACCAGCGCGTAACCTCGGCATCAGCTAGGTCGAACGCAGACGGGCTTTCCGAGTACGCCATTGGAATCTCTATAGGAACCCGGACCTCGACCCTAGACCAGTAAGATCGAGTGGTGGGGTCGACTAATTCCTCGCCAGCGTAACCATCCGCTGTGATCACGTCGCTGTCTGCGGTGATCTCGTCAGAGTCAGCCGTCCAAATCAACGTTTGGATGTACCCTTCGACGTCAACCACGTGTTCTTTGTTTACGAGTTCTACCCGATCTTGGCCATACACAGAACCGGCGATCTCGTCTTCGTCGTAAGCCCCCGGTGAGTACGCATAACTGAGTCGGCTAGTGAGTCCCGGCGCTTTATCATCTTCGACTTTGATTCGCCCGGACGTGTTGGTGTCCGTGAATGCGTATCCTGGGGTCCCGTCCTCGGTGTCGATCATTCGACCGAAATGAATCTCGGCCAGTTCGTCCACGTACCACCAACCGGTAACACCGGCCATGATCTTCTTTAGGAAGTTCTCCAGAGAAACCACCGACATGGTGAAAAACTGCGGGAACAGATCGCCCATGCCAATATCAGTCTCTAGTTGTTGTAGTTCGGTCTGGTTGGCATACGACCACAAGCCCGCCCGAGTCATGGCCAATCGTACGAATCGGAACAATCCGTGCATATGGTCGCTGCCATTCCCCTCGGGATCGATCAACAGCACCCGCCCAGACGTGATCTTCCCATCCGGGTTTTGCAGTAGAGTGAATCCGTATGTGGTGGGTGTAAATTCGGTAGTGGGGAGGAGCGCCACACCCCGGTCGTAGACGAATGTTTCGAATGAGTCGATCTCGATATCGGTGATGTGGTAATCCAGGGTAGTGCCGTCTACTTCAATCGTAGGTAGCACTTGATACGGATCGGTGATCAAGCCCCACGCTATTGGGTACGGTTTCCCGGTCAGGTGTGGATATTCATACCCGTAGTACCTCTCATTTATCGGTGCATCGAAACCACCCTGCAGCACAGATTCCAGGCGCAGCCTCAGCGTGTGCTCATCGGCAAAGCCAATGTCCGATGTTCTGGCCGAAGCCAGAATCTCTAGCTGGTTCTCATCGGGGCTGCTCAGGTTCACCCTATAAAGGTCGACGTCGGCCACCGTGACGTTTTCGGCAAAGTCAATCAGTTCGTCCGCTTGGTCTTCGATGGCGACGTCGATATAACCGAAATCGATAGCCGAGGATTCCTTCCAAAACTCGATACCGATCTGCTTTTTGAACACGATGTCCGATTTAATTGCGCCTTGGTAGTGCTTTTTCGGCCCGGACGGACTGACCGTGTCTACGTACCGGCCACCGTAAAGGGCGAACCTAAGCACGGTTGTACTCGGCGTGTCGTCCCATTCAGTGGCCGTAATAACGACCACAATTTCACTGGAGTATCGATTAACCATTCGCCATGCGCCGTGTCGTTTCAGCTTGGTCTTTCATCGAAGCTTCCATCTCACGCGCCGTAGACAAATCGGCTTCCTGGTAGCGCTTGTTGTCTTCACGAATGTCCACCAAAACGTTGCGGATCTCACGCAGTTCAGCTTCTGTCAGACTATTGTCTGGGGCAGGACTGACATTGTTCGCGGCTTTGTTGATGACGAATTCGCCCGCGTGGACCATTGCCATGCCGGTTTGACTTACATAGCCTCCAGTTGCGTATTTGCCTTTGTACGGCGATGCCAACGAACCTTTTAACCCGATGATGGACGGCTCCAAATGCCCACCCTTGAAGTATTTCTCTTTTTCGCGTGGGTTGGTGAATTTGGGTGTCACATCCAAATCACGAAGCAGCGCTCCTAGTTTCACACCAATCAAATCAGCCAACTCATCCAATTGCCGCCAAATCTTGCTGAATGGCGCATCCAAACTGACACCGACCACTTGCAGAATCGAATCCATGCTAATGCCCAATGCGCTGATCAATTCGGAGAACCCGATGCCGAGCATATTAGCGATGCCAGACAGTTCACCAATCATCGCCACGTCAATCGCGCCCAACTCAACACCAAGAATTGTAACCAGTTCACGCAACGGGACGCCCAATTCGTCGGCCAGATCAAGCACTGACCGGCCTGTGACCTCGGCCAAGTGACGCAAACCTTCTGCTAAATCCAGCGCCATAAGATAACGTTCAAGTTCACTGGCTACCGATTTGCCGATCAAATCAGCCTGTCGATCATAGTCGATCCCATCAACCGTTTCCGTGATGGTTGGGCTGATTCCACCGGGCATCGAAACGCTCTTGAGCGCGGCCAATGTTGAATCGAATATCTTTGTGTATTGTTGGCCACTGGCGTACATGAATCGTGCTTCTTCCAGCAGAGCATCGGCAGCATCTGGAAGCGCGGCAGCGGCATCGACATCCCCGGCGCGTGCTGATGCGAGCAGTTGGTCGAACTGCCGTTGCGCTTCGGCCAGTTGTTCAGCCGGAGTCAACGTCGTGAGGTTTTCGTTAAGCAGAATGTCTTGGGTGTAGTTGTAGATGTCCTCAAGCGCCCGTTGCCATTCATCGAACACGCTATTTGCTACTTCCCGAGTTTCCTCCAACCCTTCGTTGATTCCGCTGGTGAGCGCGTTATCTGCCCCGCTTCCAAATAGCGACTCGGCGAGGCCGAGAACGTCGAGCGTCAGTTCAGCGGACATCCTTCGCAATTGTGTATTGAAGGACCGGGCGATCATCGCGTATTCGCGTTGTGAAGCGTTCAGCGCATCAGCCGCCTTCATCGCTTCTTCAAATGCGTCCTCAAGACTGGCCAACGGCGCATAACTGCCGACTCCTATGAAGTCGGAAAGCGCGGCACGTTGCGCCCGGATCACAGCGGCAAGTTCCTCGGCTTGTTCCAGCCGATCTTCCTCCGCGTCCTCGACCAAGTCGTAGTATTCAGAAGCCACGTCAGCTATGTTGAGTAGCATGGCGATCTGAGCGCGTCCCGATTCTGTGGTCGCGTCCAACGACATCATCAAGTCCACCATACCGTCACGCGTGGCCGGGACGGAAAGCCCAACCCCATCGAATGCGCGGGTCAGTTGGTTGGTAGCGAACCCCAGCTTCTGCTCTTCGCTGGCGAACTTATCGAAGAACGTGGTGAACTTCGATATGAATTCCTCCACGCCCCCGGTCAAATCCACTAGCCCCACTGCCATTTGGGCGAAAGCCTCCGGGTCTGTAGTGTCGGCTGCAAACCCGAGCGCCGTAACTGATTCTTGGAACACCTGCACAGACGTGGCCACCCGGACCAGCGTTTCACCGAGTCCTTCGCCCACCTCTTGGAATTGGTCAATGTAGGGGACAACAGCCCCCGCCAAATCGTCGAATATCTTGCCGAATACGGCCAAGAGTTCCTCTTCGTACTCGTCACCCTCTAGGTCCTTGAGGCTTATTTCGAAGGTGGCGATCTCAAACTCAGCTATCTTGGTATTGACCTCTTCTATACCCACACCAAGAGCCAGCGCGGCTTCGGTTACTGTATCCGCTATCGACTCCAGGACCAAACTGAATTGGTCCGTCAGAGCCGAGTCCACATCACCCAATTTTCGCTTGAGATCGGAATCATCAAAAATGTGCTTCTTGACTTTGACGTCGGTGAACGCTTGAGCCAAAGTCTCGTTGATCATGTCAGACAACATACCGCCATAAATAATGATGCCCTGATCCTTGATCTTGGCGCTGCCGCCGAAGATGCCGCCGAGGATTCCCAACGGATCGAACAGAAATTCCAGCAGGTCGCCCACCGGGTTCGATGCCATCTTGCTCAGGTTCACATCCACTTCGCCCGTTCCCCGCACCACTTGGGTGGCGGCGTTTCCAATCCCCGCCTGCATGGCCTGTAGCGCGTGCAACATTCCACGGTTGATGCCCACCAATTCACTGGTGGCAGCCGCCGTGATCTCGGTCGCCTTTTCGATCGATTCGCTTTTCTTGTCGCTGAAGCCAAGAGTGGACCCGGTCCCTTGAGACTCCTGCAGGGACCGACGGGATGAACTCCCAGCCGCTCCGGTTTGGACCCCAAGCGCGGCGACCATAGCAGCCACGGCAATCGCTCTGGGGATGGCCGAATAAACGTCGCCCTCTGCTAGCTGTTTAAGTACAGCATTGACGCCCATGACAATGTTTAGCGCAGTCAATACGGTGTGAAGCGCCTTGGCCTCTCTACTGTCTTGATCAAACAAGCCAGCCGTGTCGCGCAGCGCATCTTGCCATCCATACATAGCGTTTTGGAACGAGTCGTCCAGTTGGTCGACAGAATCGCCGAAATCACCAAACGACGCTCTAGCGTCGAACAACTCGTTGGCCAAATCACGGATCGCGTCCACCTGCGCGTCCGTAGCATCAGGCCCGAGTTCCGCAATAGCTTGTGCCTCGAACATGGCTTTTTGGTATTCGGCCCAAGCCTCGGCTCCTCCTTGGAGCGCCGTTATTTCTCGCTGCATCGCGTCGGCTATTGCACGGAAATCCTCCTCGGCCACGAACTCGAAATTCAGTTGGAGTTCATTCTGAATGACCCGGCTCATCTGACGCACCGCCGTGGTTACGCGCTTGCCCATAGCATTGGCCGAATCTCCCACGTCGTCCATGGCGTCTGACGTTTGCTTCAGGACCTTGTTGTCCTTCTGTTGCTTAACGATTGCCTTGGCGATGGCGTTGGTGTACCGGTCCCGGAGCCGAATTCTGCTGTTCAGGATGGCTTCGGTTTCGCCCATTTCTTTGTTGAGCCGTTTCACCTCGGCCTGGAGCAGAGACAGCTGCCCCGGCTGACCGACCACTTCGGGATCGTTCAGCATGGCCTGGAGCGACGCCATCCTTTCCATCTGCCACATCCGGTCCTGGAACAGGCGATCTACTTCCATGGCCGCCGCTTGCATGTTGCTCTGCATCCCGGTGAGGGACAGAGTTTCTAGTGTGCCTTTGAAGTCCATCGTCTTGACGATGGCGCGTTCCAAGGAGGCAACGTACTGGTCGCCGATTATCTTAACCAGAAGGCCCAGGCCCACGCCAAGCGCACCAGCTGGTCCGAGAACCATGGCCAATAGCGACGATGAGGCCCGGAGGGCTACCAGCTTCGCCCCCATGGAAACCAATAGCGGAATCAGAGTGCCGATGATTCGAACCACGCTGCCCATTACAATCAAAAATGGGCCGGTCGCTACAGTGATCGCCGCGATCCTAACTGCTGTGGTCTGGGTTTCTGGGTTCAATTCCCTGAACCACTGCGCCAGACTGCGGATTTCCCCGGCAATTTCGATCACGGCTGGCAGCAAATCACGGGCCAAATCGATAGCCAACGCTTGGATTTCGGCTTTCATTTGCGCGAAGGCAAAAGCGGGGTCGAGTTCCTGGACCGCTTTGAATCGCTGCTCCAACGAACCCACTGCAGCCGATACTCCTTTTAGCACCTCCTGTGCCACTTGGCCGTCACCGCCGAAGACGCCCAACACACCGGACAATGCACGCACGTTCGGGACAATGGAAACCAAGTCGACCCCGAATTCCCTCGATTTGTTCACGAGTTCTTGGAACGCGACTATGAAGCCTTCTTCCTTAATCTGGCGTCGGACTTCTTCCACCGACGTCCCCATGGCCGCGAAAGCCTCTTCGGCATCTTTGGCGGGCTTCTGCAAGGTGGCCAACGTGGACCGCAGTGCGGTGGCCGCTTCGTCGGCATTCACGCCCAAACGGGAAAACGTAGCAATAAATGCGCCCACGTCTTCGAATGCTACACCCATCTCGGCTGCAATACCGATGATTCTACCTAGAACGGGGGCCAGCGACTCGGCTTCGAGATTGCCTTGTTCGATTGTACCGATTAAGATTTCGAGCGACTTCGTGGCGTCCATGTTGGCTTCACCGTACGCTTGCACGGCAGCGGTGGACGCCAGCGCGATTGTTCTGGTATCGCCCAAACCGACCGCAGACGCCATGGCCGCTTTCTTCAGCGTGTCCATGGCCTGTGCTCCCCGCTGGCCCGCCGAGGTCACGGCAAACAGAGCATCGGCTAGTTCTGTGGGACCACTGCCTAAGGCAGGTGCGAGTTGTAGGATTTCCTTGCGAAATGATGCGATTTCTTCACGAGACACGCCCACTAGCGTGTTCATCTTGGTTAGCGTGGAATCGAACGTAGCGGTTAACTTAACGGACGCCCCGCCAATGGCCAAGAGAGGAGCCGTTACGTACATTGACATCGAGCGACCGAGCGACTGCATACGTCGCCCGGTCCTCTCGACTTCTCGGCTGAGTTTTTGTGCCGCAGTTTCTGCCCGCCCCGCCGATCTGGACATCTTATCCAGACGATCAGAGGCGACCACCACTCCGTCGCTTCGAACTTCTAGTCCTAGCTGCGCTAGATCAACCGACATTACCGCCTCCCTTTCTGCTTGTTGCGTTCGGCCTCTTCTTGCTCGCGCTCACGTTTGGCTTCGCGCTCCTTGGCTATGACGGACATCCACGCATTATCCATCTGGATTAGCCAGTTGACTTCTTCGGGGGCGACATATCGCCCCGACACTTCAATCCAGGAACGAATCTCGGTAAACGAGAACGGGACCAAACTCTCGAATCCCGGCGCTCGTCTGGCGTTGAGTTCCCACCACCACAACCAAACGTGCTCTGCGCACGCTGGTATTTCTGGCTGGGGGGGAGTCTCAGCACCGGCTACCTCGTTGAGTTCTTGTCGAGTAACCTCTACTGGCCCCTCTCGACTGGCGACTTTGTGGCCCCAATGTAACTCGTAACGGGCGTGCCACGATAGACAATCCCCTAGCTGTTCGCCGACTTCGACAAAAAATCGTCGAGGCTACCAATCTCCTCGTCAATGAATGCCTTCAGATGGTAGCCGAGATTGTCGTCGTTTAGCAACGCCTTGAGTTCCCTGTTGCTAAACGGGGGGCGGCCAGCGGTCTCGTCGTCGCCTTCATCCCAACGCCACCCGGCCACGTGCGCGACCCGGAGCCGGTCCTCGTGCTGGGATACGAGATTCTGGTATTGGCTGGTCTTGCGCTTCAGCGTCAGATCGCGTACCTTGGCCTGGAACTGGCGCATGACCTCCTGCACCTCGGAGGAGGACTCGTGCCTCAACTCGAAATGCCACCCGGTGGGAGTGCCAGCGGGCTTGAATTCGACCTCGCGGGTCGTGGTTTTTACTGCTGTCTTGATGTCGTTGATGTTCATTCCATTTTCCTCTTCGGGTCAAAATGCCCCCGGCCCGAGCGGACCGGGAGCCATTAAGCGTCGATTAGACCGACGCGCCTTCTACCACCTCGGGCGGCTGCTGCAGGCCAAGCGTGTAAATCACGTGCTTGAAGTCCTCGTTGCCACCTTTCGTGCGCTGCGGACCCGTAACGAGACCGCGATTGTACTCCTCGGAGCCGTCCGTCCACTCGAACTTGAACGCGTAATTGTTCGCGTTGTCGTAAGCAGCGGCAGCCTCCATCAGGTCCATACCGGCGCTCGGGGCGTCCTGGAACTCGATGTTCGGGTCGCCCGCGTTGGCCTCGCCCTTGCCCTTGCAGACAACGGGGCGATCCCACGTGGAATCGGACACGACGTTCTGGTTGACGCCCGTCGGATCACTGGTAATGAGGTTTGGAACCTCGACGTAGGTCAAACCCTCAAACTCACTGAGCGTCAGATCGTCGTTCGCGGCAGTCGTACTGATGTAGAACTTGCCGCCAAAGTTTGTAGCACCGCAACCGGCCATAGTGTTATCCTCCTAAACGATGTTTTACGGTTTCCGGAAACCCAAAAATGGGGCGTCATTCATTAGTTAGTCCCTTATACGAAATCGTAACCGGGATGTATAGCTTGCTGGCGTCTTCTGTCACCATGGGTGACTGCCACGGGCGCTTTTTAACGCGCACGGGTCCCAACTCCAGCCCCTTCGGGAAATGGGCGATCAAAGCATCCGCTATTTCCGAGGGTTCCACCTGCCCCTGTCCCGGCCTGAAATACACGAGTATCTGAAAGAACCCACGCGTATCGATACAGGCGTCGATGTCCCATACGATATCATCCGGTTCATTCGGAAACAATCCGGGTTGTAGCCATATCTCGGATTCCGGTGGCTGGGTTTTTATTCCCGGCCACAATACCTCCGGTTGGGGCGAATATGAAAAGGAATCCAGCCTTTGGAAGGCCGCTTCTAAGATGTCTGTTGTGCTCATGCTGCCTCCCTAAAGACAGAGTAGTTGTTAGCGTACCTGCCTATCCATTCCTGCAGTTTCATTCCATGCGGGTCTGGCTTACCGAAATTGCTCCGGTGGCCCACCCCAATGCCGGATCTTCCCGGCATCCCCTTTATCCCGACTACGTTGTTGGTATCCAACAGTCGAGAGGTCCCCCTGAATGTCTTCCACAGCAGCATATCCAGGCGCGTTTTATTGCTTCTGCATATCTGGCGCAGATGGTCCACCGCTTCACCCTTTAGTCCCACGCTGCACATGGACGCATGATAAGAACCCGGCAGGGTCCTATATCGGCGACTGGACACGTTGTAGTACCTCGATTCCCTCTCCCCGACCAAATCCGCAGAGTTCAACGCAGACAGTGTGTTCTCAATGTGGTCTGGAAGGTAGACGTCATCGTCCTCCAGGACCAGCACCCGGTGCTTCTCCGTGGCCATCCGGAGGCCCTCGACCATCGAGGCGGCCTGAGTATTCGACCCGGCGCTCCAACGCCAACGGGGGCGAACGAGAGCGGTCCGGATACCATCGCGGACACGTGGCACACGGGTCACGGGATCGCAATCGTCGACGATGACCCACAGCATCGGTCCATCGTATGTCTGGGCATTAAGGTACTCGGCCAACAGCGCCATGCCCTCAGGCCGATGCCCGGTTGGTGTGATGGCTACGACGTTCATATGACCAATTCCAACAACTCGTCCACGATGTCCCTAACGTCGTGGAACTTTTCTACGTGGAACCGATTGCCCTTGTGCTGCATGGCCTCTTCCACTGCTCTTTTGACGGTGGCGTGGTTGGGGGTTATGCCGCCCCGGCCACTGTAGTTCCTGACCATGGCGTGCTTGATATTCAAGTGCATCAAAGGCGGCTGGTAGGCGCTGCGGTGGTCGCAAATCACGACCGGCACATTACATGCCATGGCTTCCAGGGCCGCTCTGCCAGTGGCCAATACACAAGCCGACCTATGTAGGACGTTTCGCACTACCTCTTCGCTAGAATTCCGCAGATGGTAGCTTTTGAGTCCCAATTCCTCGGCAATCCGGGCCACGAACCCCAGGCCTCCCCTATAGCTAAATCGGGTTAGGTACTCAGCCCCCTTGTTCATTGGATGCCAGAATGTGAGATCGATCGGCTGCCTTATTATTTTGGCCTCCACGCCCCAATGAGTACGGATTTCCTCGGACGTGCAAACCACGACGTCGCCCGTCGGTTTTTCTGCGTCGATTATGCCATGGCTGACATTTATGGTTGTTTTGCACAGGTCGAATGCCCGCTTGGTGTCTTTTGCATTGGCGATTATCCCTAGATCAAAGCCGCCGAGTGGAACGGGTTGCTCTGGCCCCCATGTCACTGCTTCATGGCCTCGGCGCTGGAGTTCCCTGGCCACAGTGCGACACCATGACTGAACACCGCCTATGGGGCGTTTACCGTGCGGGGCGTGCTTCGCGGCTAATAGGATTCGCATTACGGAATTTTATAATGCGGGTGGTCCGCCATGAACTCGGCAACGGTGTTGGTCCTGACCGCCAGTGAATAGTAGAAGTCCACGGAATCCATCATTTCCCGCGCATCTTCTTTCACGTCTTCAAGGCGATTCGGAGCCGCCCAGAATCGCTCAAAACGCTTGCGAGCGACAATTGGGCCGTGGTTCCCGGCCCACGGTATCAGGTAGCCGGGGATCGGGTTTCCGTTTTCATCATCGATGAGATCCAATGCGTAACCGCCACTCCCACGCCGGGAAAGCACACCGCCCCATCCCTTCGTGAAGAAGTGCTGTGTCTGCTCGTGGCCGTAGGCGGCGAGGTAGGCCGGGTCCACGTCTTCCATTTTCTCGGCCATCGTGACCACGAGCCGGTTGTTGAATACAGGCATCACGGCCATGTAATACCGCTCAGCCCGAGTGCCGGTCTCCAGCACGTTCTTGACCGCCTCGACCTGTTTATTCAGTCGGCCACCGAAAGGATCGTCGCCATCATCCAACCAGAACGGGTTTTCAAACTCGGCCTGTTCTTCCTCAAGTTCGCGCTTCCGGGATTCCTTTTCCAGAATCCGGGCTTCCACTTTTTCCCGCTGGTCGTAAAGAAACGCCAGTTCCATGTTGAGAATTTCGAGATCGTTCACTTGTACCTCCTGTTGTTGGCTCATGGTTTACACCAATTCAGAAATATAGCGCCTATGCATAGCTACGATTTCCTCATCGGTGG